GGTCTGATCGGCGAACTTGGTATTTTCTCAAATGACTCAGTTGCTCATAACACTGTAACCGTCGAATCTATGTCTGGTACTCTAGGTGTTATTGGCGACAAACAGCGTGGCGAACGTAACAACGTAAACAAAGACGAAACTCGTAAGATTTACAGTTTTGCTCTAACTCACCACCCACTAGATGATTACATCACTCCTCAAGACATCGCAGACAAGCGCAAGTTTGGTGCTGATCTAGCTGAGACCGAAGCCGACGTAATTGCTCGTAAACTAGCTCGCATTCGTCGCAACCACGCTATTACCCTAGAAGCTGCTCGTTGTCACACTCTAGTTACTGGTCAGCAGTTCGCTCCTAACGGTACTGTCTCTGCTGACTTCTACAGCGTATTCGGTATTACCCGCAAGCAGATTGACTTTACACTAGGTACTTCTACTACCGATGTAATGGGTAAAATCGAAGAAGGTATTGCTCACATTCAAGACAATGTACTAGATGGTAGCGTTGTTAGCGATGTAGTGGCTATCTGCTCACCTGAGTTCTTCAGTAAGCTGATCAATCACGCTAAAGTGCAAAACGCTTATCAGTTCTACTCCAGCACCCAAGAACCTCTACGTAACCGTCTGGGTACTGGTCTATATCGTCGTTTCCAGTACGGTGGCATTGAGTTTATCGAGTATCGTGGTTCTTATAACGGTACACGTCTAATCCCCGCTGGTGAAGCATACGCAGTACCTCGTGGTGTTGACGACGCATTTGTAACTTACTTTGGTCCAGCCAACAAGTTTGATGCAGTCAATACTGCTGGTGAAGAGGCTTACGTTTGGACATATCGCTCACCAAAGGGTGACAAGATTGAAATTGAAAGCGAATCAAACTTCCTAAACCTACTACGGAGACCAGCTACCGTAGTCAAGATGATTACTTCTAACTAATTTAATCTAGAGAAAGCCTTGTGAAAGCAGGGCTTTCCGCATTAAACCCTCTGACTAGAGAGGGTTTATCTAAGGGGACTTTTCAAAGAGTCCGTTTAGATAACATAGGAGTTATTTTGTGTCGGTATTTTACATTGATTTAACGCCTGTTACCTTAGACACATTGGTACCGTCTAAGATTCGGACTTTAAACGCAAAAGATATTTGTCAAACTGCTCGGATTCGATCTTGCTTGAGATGGTTTGTTATAAATCTTCAAAGAAAGGGGATAGATGAATCAGACAGTTGATCCAAGATTCAAATTCGCTTATCTTTTGTCCTTAAAGAAAGTAGAGACAACGATCTTATTATCCGTGGCTGCTCTTTGTCTAGGTGTTGGTTTCATATTAGGTGACGGAACTAACGCAAACTACGAATTGATCTACAGTTTTGCACATCAATACGTATGGGGATCAGTTTTCTTGATTTACGGAAGTGTAAAGATGCTGAGCCTTTTAAAGTTTGTAGACTACAGGATTAAGATATTGAACGGGTGTGTAGGATTGTGGGCGTGGAATTATATATTCCTAAGTTTCGCAATATTTGATACAACAGCGATGGCTCCTACTGAAGTTCTTCTGCTTGTTCCTGTTATAGCGGAAGTGTGGATTTTAACATCAGTAGTAAAAAAGTGATTTAGGATGATTGAAGTGACACAAGCTATTCCTGAAGCTAACGCTATTGCACAGACTGCAACGATGGTTGTGATAGCACTAGTTGGTGCGATTTTCGGCATTCAAAAGATACTAAAGGGTTGGAAAGAAACAAGTACAGAATCCAATCTTATTTCTTTAATGCACAGTGAATTGACTAGACTATCCACTCACAATGCAGTTCTTGCAGAAGAACTTGCAAAATTTCAACTGGAAGTAGTATCTTTGAACAAGCAGATTAACAATCTAACAGTAGAAAATAATAGATTATACGCTGAGATTGCAGCTTTGACTAACGAAGTAAATAGATTACAAAAAATGATTGAAGGTGCTCAAAACAAGTAAAGGAAAATCATGTCGTTAACATTGATTCAAGAAGTTAGATTGTTGGTTGGTGACAATGATCCATCCCTACCTATTCTAAGTGATCAAGAATATCAATATTTTCTCGATAAAAACCAATCAAACGTTAGAAGAGCCAGTCTACAGGCAGCACAGACAATTCTGTACAAGTTGTCAATGAAAACTAGACAAACTGTCGATATTTTCGACCTGTACGGACAACAAGCTGCTCAAAACTACATTCAAGCCCTTAAGTTATATCTTAAAAGTCCAGAACTCAATCCAGTTTTTAACGGCGCACAAGGTTACGTTGGCGGCATTTCTCGCGAAGATATGCGAGCCAATGATTCAAATGCTGATAATAATGTTATTGAGACACCGCTTAATCCTGCACACAAATCACCAAAAACACTGTTCGACGTTTGATGAGAGGTGGCTATGAGTGAATACTTAAAAGCTGCCAGAGATGCGATCAATCTTCACGGCAGATCGTTGACTTACAAATCAGTCGGATCACCTTCTTATAACATTGAAACCGGTACAGTAACCACAGGTGAAACTTCTTATACCGTAAGAGGATACAGAAGGCACGTAAAAGCAAATCAGTATAANTATCCTGATTTAATCGGACAAGATGTTGTACAATTTTATGTCATTCCTTCTGACATCGGTGTTAAGCCAAAGCCGCAAGATATTGTTACTGACGCAGAAGGAACCTACAAAGTCATCTCTTATCAAGAGCATGAAGCATTGGGTCAGACGGTTTTAATGAAAATCCTTTGTGTAAAAGGCTAAGGAAACGATATGCAAATATCTGTCAATAGCGCCGATCTGGTAAAACAACTACGTGATTTGAAATCACAAGTTGAGCGCAAGATGGTCAACATGGTTGTTGGGTTTGCATACAATGTTGCTTTATCCGCTTCGGATAATACACCTTTGGGTGTAGAGGGCAGATACGATAATCTATATGAACTTCGTAGACTAAATTACGGCATTGAAGCAACGCCAGGCTTTCACATGGGTGCTTGGCGATATACAGAATCAGGTTCTTTGAGTTTTGATCCAAATATTTATGCTCCTGAAGAAGCCGTTGGTAGAGTAATGCAGGATGCTAGAGCTAGTTACAAAATCGGCGATGTGTTTTATATTGGTGCCAAAGGCCCAGCGTATCAAGAACTAGAAAATGGGTCATCTGGTAAAGCACCCGATGGTATCATGCGGCCAGCTATTCAACAGCTTATGTCAATATATTTAACCGACCTTCAGTCTTTCTACAGGAGTGGTTGATGTCAGCAGTAATAAACACAAAAAGAGCATTAGAAAGACGTTTGAGTCAGGGATTAGTTGGCGTACAGATAGCTTATGAGAACGTATCCTTTACTCCACCAACAAACGCTGCTTATGTTAGAACTCAGTTTTTAATCTCTAAACCCGATGATCCTGTAATCAGCGATCTCTATTATAGAGAAAGAATTACGTTTCAGGTTTTCGTTATTGATTTGTCAAACAAAGGTACTGCTTCTGCTCTAACCCTAGCTGAACAAATTAGGGCTTTGTTCAAGAAAGGTACAACAATTAACGAATCGGGTACAAATATCTATGTGTTGAATACACCCAAGATTTCTGGAACAACGATTGTAAACGACAGAGTAATCGTTCCGATCATGATAGAAGTTGTAGCTGAGGTCTACAATTAGCATAAGACAGTTTGTATAACCAAGTCAGCAGGACTATAACTGCACATTTTGCAAAATGTTAAACTTTTAATGGAGAAAATAATATGCCAATCTCAAAAGGTACTGCAAAGGTTGTAGCGTACAAGAAAGAAGCCACGTGGGGTCAACTAGCTGGTGCAACAGGTGGTAAGCAACTCCGTCGCGTAACTGCTGATTTCAACCTAGAAAAAGAAACTTACGAATCAAGTGAAATTCGTACCGACCGTCAAACTGCTGATTTCCGACACGGAGTTCGCAGTGCCGCTGGTAATCTAAGCGGTGAACTATCACCAAAGNCGTATTCTGATTTCATGGCTGCTGTGGTAGCTCGGGATTTCAGTGCTGTTACCGCTCTTTCAGGCTTGTCTGTAACCATCGCAGCTTCTGGTGATCTTTATACTGTTACTCGCAGCGCAGGTAGCTTCATTGCTGATGGTATCAAAGTTGGCAACGTTGTACGTCTAACTGGTGCCGGTCTAAACACCAACAACTCTAACAAGAACCTGCTAGTCGTTTCAATGACTGCTACAGTACTTACTGTTAAAGTTCTAAACGGCACTCCGATGGTCGCTGAGGGTCCAATTGCATCAGTAGGTGTTTCCGTTCCAGGCAAGCAAACTTATGTTCCAAAAACTGGTCACACCGATGACTCCTTCACTGTGGAACAATGGTTTGGCGATATTGCTCAATCAGAAGTCTATACTGGCATGAAGGTTGGGTCTATGGCAGTGTCTCTGCCTGCTACCGGTTTAACCACTGTTGAGTTTAGTTTCATGGGTAAAGACCTGACACAGAAAGGTACTACTCAGTATTTCACCAGTCCTACCGCACAAGGCACCGAAGGTATTTTCGCTGCTGTCAACGGCGCAATGGTTGTCGACGGCCAAGTAGTTGGTCTAGTAACTTCTGCTGATTTCACCATTGAACGTGCTTTGGAAAATGCAACCGCTGTTGGTTCTAACAGTATTGCTGAAGTATTCACTGGTCGTATTATCGCAACAGGTAATCTAAGTGTATACTTTCAAGATGTCAATTTCCGTAACTACTTCGATAACGAAACGCCAGTTTCCATCGTAATGGCTCTTACTACAAATAATACGGCCACTTCTGATTTCGTAAGTTTCGTATTACCTAAAGTCAAACTAAACGGTCACACTGTAGATGACGGCGAACTGGGTCTAACTGCTTCAGTTCCTTTCCAAGCTCTACTGAATGACGTAACCAATACTGGTCTGATTGACAGTACCGTAATGATTCAAGACAGTACTCTCTAATGCAATCTCAGGTCTCTGCTCAAAAGACAGAGATCAAGATAGCATTCTTGCGTAATCTCAAGCCCCTGCTCAAAAGGCAGGGGTTTTCTTATTTGTATTAACGGATAGAAACTATTGACTTGTGAGTATTAGTATGTTATAATTAATACTCAATACGAGAATGCAGTTTACATTCTCGGTTTTACCCAAACCACCTCTGTCATCTACACGAAAGGAAATAATATGCTAGATTTAAGTAAAGTAAACCTATC